AGCGTGGATGCAATGCGCCTCATGTCGCCATGCGCCGTGTGCGCCAGGGACGAGACGGACGCGGGGACGCGTAGGGTGGGGTTCATGAAAAAACCGCCTTGGCGATAAGGAGCGCCCAGCACGCGAGGGCAAGGACGGTCACGAGGACCGGGAACGAGATGCGTTGGTGGTTGTCACCGCCGTCGTAGTTCAAGATGGTCTCTCCTGTTGATTCTCAATAACCCGCCCAACGCGGGAAGTGATGGTATCGATATTCGAGACCGCCAAGCGCAACCGCGCCAGATCGTCCGCGTTGCGAGGCGGGTGTCTGGATACGCACGAGATGGCGTAGGTGAGGAGAGACATTGTCTCCTCGAAGTTGTGGGGGTCACGCATCTCTAAGCCCCTTGGCGAGCCGGTCGTAAAGGATGACGTTCACGGTAGCGGCAAGGTTCATGCAATGACGTGTTGGAACCATCACCTTGTGTGCGCATGAGTCAGTGACCGACTTTCCAAGCGTTCCGTCCTCAGGACCGAAAATGTAGAACGCTCGTTCAGGGTGAACGAAATCGACCAGAGAGACCGCTCCGGGAACAAGATCGACGGCGACAGGGACGGCACCCACGGGGATCATTGAAAGGATTTCCGCCCCGATCACGACAGGCATGTGTTTCCACGCGTCCATTGTGTCTGTAGGGGCGGTTTTGGCCATCCCGTGCTTAACTCTCTGTCCGGCAATGGCGACCAGCTTGGCGTCGTAACACCCCGCCGCACGCAATACCGAACCGATGTTCGCCTTGTCTTTGGGGCGAACTAGCCCGATGGCTGCATAGCCCCTCACGTCCCCACCTCCACACTCACGAATCGACACACGGTCTCCAGATCATCGGAGCCCCAACGAAGCCCCAGAGCGATGCGCGCGATCTCCTCCGCAGCGATCTCAACAGGCTCGCATGGATCGCCGTATGTGCGCGCCATCTTCACGGCATCCCGCGCGCACTCTTCGAACCGGCGCAGGTTCTCCCACGCCTCCTCGCGTGTGGCCTGATTAGAGCCGTGGCGCCCAACGAAGGTGGCCACGTACTCGTTCTTCGCGTGGTAGAGGGCGGTGGTGGGGGTCATTTCGACGCCTCGATTTCAGCGACAACAGAGGCAACACCTTCCCATGCCGCAAGAAGCTTTTTCGCCTGTTCAAGGGAACAGGTAGGCGTCGAGACGCTGTCTCGTACCTTGGAGATTTTGCCTCGAATCGCATGCAGCTCGATTACGGCTTTACGTTCCTCGGTCAGTTTGAAAATGCTGTTCGTATTCCACTTGCCTCCGATGCGCTGACGCGCCACCCAATCACCGTCGCGGCCCACAAACCCTTCGGGCGGATAGTAGAGTAAGCCGTCAGAGGTTTTGTAATTTCCACCGGGAGTACGCGACGTGATTGTTACCACGCGAAATGACTGTGTGTACTGAACCGACTGAGCGACCTTTTCGCCAATCTCAAGGGTGATTTCGTCCATCAGCGTTCTCTCCATCCGCTTTCGATAACCACCACCATAAGGGAGCTGATGGGGGATGTAAATACCCGAATGGTCTTGTTCCGCATTTTTATTTAGGCTAGAGTATCCTGACCAACGGAGAACAAGAATGCAGAATCTAACGAAAGATGAGGTCGTCGCCAGGATCAAGGCGGCGGTGGAGAAGAAGGGCGGGGCTACACAGTTCGCCGCCGGTCTGAATGTGACGCCCGACTATGTGCGCCACGTCCTGAACGGCAAGAAGCCCGGTCCCAAGGTATGCGCCGCTATCGGCGTGGTCGAAAACGACAAGACGTGGAGGGTGGTGTGATGATCGAGTCAGCAAAGGCATGGGCGCTAAAGGCGCATGGCTCTCAGAAATATGGGCAGGAGCCTTACGCGGTTCACCTGTACGCCGTTGTCCAAGTCCTGCGTGACTTTGACATCAAGAGTCCGCACAAAATAGCAGCGGCATGGCTGCACGACTCCATTGAGGACACGTTCATTACCCGCGAAGACATCGCTCATGGGTTCAATCATAACGTGGCGGATATGGTCTGGGCCTGCACGGGCGTCGGCATTAATCGCAAGGCGCGAAATGCTTCGATCTATGAAAAGATCAAGTCGTGTCCCCAAGCTGCGGACGTGAAGGTTGCGGATCGCATCGCCAATGTAGAGGCTTCGCAGGGAACCGATCTGGCGAAGATGTACGCGAAGGAACGAGAGGCGTTCGATGATGCTGTTTGCGGATATGCGGACCAGCGTCTGAGGGAACGTCTAAACCGTGCCTATGGGGCCACCACCCACGAAGGGCCGGTTCGTCGGAGGGTGGGGGTGTGATTCACAGGGACGAAAAGCACTACGACAAGTTCATCGACATGACGGACGCGCGTTGGGAAAACTGCACCTTCGACGGCTGCGTTTTGCTCATGAAAGACACTAGAGACACTGTAACTCATGTTGAAAGTTGCAACTTTTGGAATTGCAAATTGGAAGGAGACGGGTGGCCAGATTCGTGCCCCCGACTCCCGAAAGAATATCGGGGGCGTAAATGACCGACTGCCCCAACTGCATCCGCCTGACGCGCGAACTGAGGGAGGCGCGGGAGGAATTGGCTGCGTATGCCGAGGGGCCGCTTGATGACGTTGACCAGGATTTGGCTCGCGTTGGTCTTTGGCTTGGCGCTCGCGGCAATGGCAATTCGGCTCGCATCCTCATGGCCATCATGCAGTGTGATGGACGTATCGTCGGCTGGACCCAACTGGGCGAGATGATCGGCTATGAGGGCATCAATGTCCGTGGCTATCTCGGCGTTTACATATGCTGGATCAGGAAGGGCCTTGAGCGGAACGGCATGAAGATTCACACCGCATGGGGCTCCGGCTGGTGGATCGACAAGCCGACCATCAAAGCTATTCGAGCGGCTATAGGAGCGGCGGGATGACTTGGACCCCGGAAGCAGTCGAGACCGTTCGCTCTATGTGGATGTCCGGCAAGTCGTCCACGACGATCAGCCGCGCTACAGGCCTCACGCGAAACACCATCAACGGCAAGCTGAACCGCATGGGCCTGCTAGGCATCACGCCCTTGCGGCACACGCGGACGCGGGATTACAAGCCGGTCCCGCCGCGCATCTCGACCATGATCCGAGACACATGCATCGAATACGGTGTTCCTATCGATCATGTCATGGGGCCGTCCCATGACGAGGTGTCCGTTGGCGTTCGTCACGAAATCTGGCGCAAGTTACGGGAGGAAGTCACCCTGTCCAACGGCCTCCCGCCAAGCTATCCCCGAATCGGCGGCTGGTTCGGGCGCGACCATACAACGATAAGGTCTGGATATTTTCGTGCAAAAGAGCGCGGAAAACCTATGTTTGACGCTGTGGAAATCGGAGGGGTTAGGTTGTGATCCGCCTTACCCTCCCCATGCCCCCGACCGGAAATCACATGTTCACGGTCGTCCGTGGCCGCAAGATCATGGGCGCGAACTACCGCAAATGGCGTGTCCTCGCGGAGGCCGAGATACATCGCCAGATGCAAGGGCAACAGCGCCTAACCGGTCCCTACAGGCTATCCCTCAAGTTCGACCGCGCGTCCAGAGCGGAGCGCGACCTGTCCAACTACATCAAGGGTCCAGAGGACGCCGTCGTGCTGTGCAATGTCGTCCGCGACGATAGCGACTGCGTCGCGCTGTATGCGGAGTGGTCAGACAAGCCGCCAGCAAAGGACGCCTATGTCCATATTCTTCTTGTCGATGCGTCCGAAACCGCATAACCTGCACCCTCAATCAGCCGCGAGAAAGCGACCCATGACCGGCGATTAACAGAATATGTGCGGGGGCCCCCGTGTTAGCGCAAGCGCACGGTGAAGTTTGGTCGCTTCCTTTTACGGCCTCCGCACAACCACCCAAACAAAAGACAAACGACCACACATCAAAAGGGAAGCGACCAAATGACCCTCCAGAATATCCCGTCCGTAATGGACCTAATCAGCGACGGTTCTGCTATTGCGGAGTTGGACCTAGAGACCATCGGCATCCTGCTAGAGGATGCCAAGGCGCTAAGCGCGTCCGCGACGGCTGTAAGCCGCGCTCTTCAAGGCGAAGCCGAGTACCGCCTCAAGGATCAAATCCAGGCCGCCTATCTTCGCGAAGCCAAGGACACCGGCACGGTCCATGTGCAGGCCGAAGGCATGGCCGTGGAGATCAGCCGACCCAAGAAGGTCGAGTGGGACCAAGCGGACCTCAAGGTCATCGCGGAGCGCATCCGCGCCGCTGGCGACGACCCTGCCGAATACATCGAAACCAATCTGGTCGTGACGGAAAAGCGCTACTCCGCTTGGCCTGCTTCGATCCAGAAGCAATTCGAACCGGCCCGCACCGTCAAGCCGGGAAACACCTCCATCAAAATCAAAGGAATCGACCAATGAAGATCATTACCGCCGACGAACGCGCCGCAGAAAAGGGTGGCGTAAAGGCCCTCATTCTCGGACCCTACGGCATCGGCAAGACGAGCTTGCTGCGCACGCTGGACCCCGAACGCACGCTATTCGTGGATGGCGAAGCGGGAGACCTCGCGGTGCAGGATGTCCCTGTCGATACGATCCGCCCATTGGCGTGGCCAGAGTGCCGAGACCTCGCCGCCTTTATCGGTGGCCCGAACCCCGCGCTTCCCGATCATGCGCCCTACAGCGGCGCTCACTACGCCGCCGTATCCGCAGACTTCGACATGGACATGCTGGAAAAGTACGACACGATCTTCGTGGACTCCATCACCAAGCTGTCGCGCCTCTGCCTGCAATGGTCACAGCAGCAACCCGACGCCTTCAATGCGCAAGGCAAGCAGGACATGCGCGGAGCCTACGGTCTTCTCGGTCGCGAAATGCTGGGCTTCATCACCCAACTTCAACACGCGCGCGGCAAGAACGTCATCCTCACATGCGCCATGGAACAGTCGAAAGACGACTATGGCCGCCTCATCTGGGAACCGCATATCGAGGGCTCCAAGACAGGCCGCGAGCTTCCCGGCATCGTGGATGAAGTCATCTCTTACGTCCTGATCGACTTCGGAGACGGTGCGACGAGCCGCGCCTTCGTCACGAACAAGGACAACGAACACGCGGTTCCCGCAAAGGATCGTTCGGGGCGTCTTGAGCCTATCGAGGAACCCCATCTCGGAAAACTGATCGCAAAGGCCAGCGACCAGACACGCGGACGGAGCGGTACCAACACCGCTCTGCCGGAAACCCAAGCGGCCTAATCACAGAAAGAAAGAAGACCAATGTTCGATTTCAACACAGCAGAAGAACAGCGCAGCGGCTTTAGCGGCTCGCTGATTCCAGAGGGGACCATCGCTATCGTGGTCGCCTCGATTCGTCCTGGCGGTACGGGAGACGATGGTATCCTCCGCGCCTCGCCAAGTGGCTCCAGTGGCCTCGATTTCGAGTTCACAATCCAGGGCGGCGACTATGACCGGCGCAAGGTGTGGAACCTCTACACAATCGACGGCCATACGGACGGTCAACAGACCGCTGCCAAGATCAGCAAGTCCGCGCTTCGCGCCATGCTGGAAAGCGCTCGCAACATCCAGCCGAGCGACACGAGCGACAAGGCCATGGAAGCCCGCAAGGTGTCGTCCTACGCCGACTTCAACGGCCTGACCTTCCCCGTGGAGATCGGCATCGACACAGGGCGGCTCAAGGACAAGACGGCGGGACCGAACAGCGAGAAGTGGCCTGACAAGAACATTATCCGCAACATCGTCACGCCGGACATGGAAGGCTACCAGAACGCCGGTAGCGGCGCAGCCAAGCCCTCCGCGTCCAAGCCGTCGCAACCCGCCGCACAGGCCAGCGCTGGCAAGCCGTCGTGGGCGCAGTAAGGAAGGCCAAGAAGGGATTGGGGGCTTTCGCCCCCAATCCACCCGACCCAGAAGAGATGGCTGCGGTCCATGTCGCCGCCGCCAAGCTCAAGGAGTTCTTTCCGGGACACGCCGCACCGGAGGCCGTGGTCTACGCCGTCGTTTCCGCGTGGATCGTGGAGCGGGTCAAACTCTCCATCGGTCGTGTTCTCTGCGGCAAGATCGCCTACAGCCTTGGCGATGCACACCTCAGGGGCTCACTGGAGGCCCTGCTTCCCCAGATCGCGGAACAGCTTTCGCACCTTCCAGGCGACAAGCCGTTTTTCGAATTGGACAAGGAACAGGTTCTTGATGTTCTGGCTATCGGGTTCCATGCTGGACACCACAGCGGGGCTTTCTACGACGACGAGATTCCGTTCCCGAACTAAGTAGATCAGCCCCGGCCTCCCAAGGGTCGGGGTTTTTTCCATAAAAAAAGAGACCGACCAAAATGATAGACCTGAACAGCCACCACACGTCCCGTGCTGCTACGGACGTGGCGATCAATGATGTCCTCTTCAAATCCCTGCTGGACAAGCGCTCCAAACAGGAGCGCCGCGCCTACCTTGGCGCATCCGGTATCGGTGGCGAGTGCGAGCGCAGTCTTCAGTACGAATTCGCTGGCGCACCCAAGGAAAGCGACTTCAAGCCCCTAACGCTCCGCAAGTTCGATTTCGGCCACATGATTGAGGAACTGGCTAGGTGCTGGTTTCAGGATGCCGGGTTTAAACTGGTTCAGAAGAGCGAGAAGACCGGCAAGCCATTTCGGTTCGTCCAGATGGACGGCGACTTCTCAGGCGAGCCGGACGGTGTCTTCATAGACGGCCCCAAGATCACCGGCCTGTCATATCCTGCAATGTGGGAGCACAAGGCCGTAGGCGTAAAGACCTTCAAGGAAATCAAGCGCGACGGCCTCAAGAAAGCCCGTCCTAAATACTGGTCCCAGATTCATACCTGCATGGCCTACCTTGAGCTTCGTCAAACCGTCTTCACGGTAACGAACCTGGACGACGGCGAGCAACTACACCTTGTCTATGATCTGGATGCGGGCGAGGCGCAGCGCATGACGAATCGGGCCGTCAGGGTTATCGAGTCCACGCGCAACGCGGAACTGCTTCCCCGCCCCTTCGCCACCAAAGACCATTTCGTCTGCCGGTTTTGCAGCTTTCCCGAACGTTGCTGGAAGGGCGCATAGATGCTGGACTTCAACGATGCCCCGCGCCTCCAGATCGTCAACCCCGAGGACTGGGATCGGCGCGTCGAAACGCTCCGCAACGCCCTAAAGTCCTCCGCAGCGGACATCGTCCGCCACATCCTCCCGAGAGCCCACATCACGGCCAAGGAGGCCCGTGTCGGCAATGTGGACGGCGATACAGGCGAAAGCCTCTCGATAGCCCTCACGGGGCCGGAATCTGGCCTCTGGATGGATCATGCGACCGGAGAGCATGGCGACCTTATCGATCTGTGGCGTCAGTCCAGCAACATGTCGTTTCGGGAGACGGTCGAAGACCTCGAAAGG